TGACTTACGGGAAGTGTTCCTGGATGCAAAAGACATAAACAAGGACGAACTGACGGTGTAACTTAACAGAATAAATGACAAAAAGGGATTTATAAGTGGGAACATCCGTGAGGAGGTGGGAAATGCCGGGAAACCCCGTGAAATATAGGGTTGTGGCGAATTTAAGAGGGAAAAAACAAAGCATCTTTGACAGCGATTTTGTGAATAGGCTGTTAAGATGCTTTTTTATATGTGTTTAAGGAAGGAGAACGGAGGAGAGTGCAAGGAAGCATTGATTTTATAGGGTTTCTGCGACTTTCCTCCGTTCTTTAAGGTTGTAATGATATTATACATTAGATTTTCGTACTTGAAAATAGTGAAAGCGTTATAACGGGGCGTTATTGCGTTACTGATTTAGAATTAGAAATATGGGTGAGTACCGCAAAAACCCCCATAAATAAAAGGTTTTTTGAAAGTAACGCTTGAAAAAATAAGCGTTACTTGTCGGTATCAGTGTCCGGCATGTGGGAGCAGGATTGGATAAAATCAATTCTACAAAATGGAGCTTTGAAATTGTATGTGTAGAATTGCCCTATTTTACAAGCTTTTAGCCCATTTTGGGGAAATGTTTCCATGAGAAACAATTCTACAGTTTTGGGGTGACAAGTAACCCAAAAAAAGCAAAAAAATTATCCTACCATGTTACTTCTTTTTGTATCTGTCAATTCGGATGATTTTACATAAGTCCCTCTTTCCCTTTGGGTTTTACGGAGTTTCATTTCTAATATCTCTATGAGTTCTTCTTTGTCTCTTTCTGACAGTTCCCGGAAACCCTCTAAGAGTTTAGATTCTCTCTCTTCAGAGAGAAAAGTATTCTCCCTTTTGGGAGTTTCTCCTTTGAGCATCCAGTCAATGCTACAGTCTAAAATGGCAGATAGTGAAATAAGAGCAGGGGTGGATGGAAGTTTGTTTCCATTTTCAATTTCGCTCATATTTCCTGAAGATATGCCTGTTTCTTGCTTTATTTGAACTTGTGTGAGACCGAGTTCTTTTCTCCTTTGCTTAATTCTTGTTCCGATGGATGTACTTTCCATGAAATCCCTCCATTCTTCCTATTGAGATAAAAATATCGCCAAAGAGAGAAAAAGTGTTGACATTCTCTCTTTAGAGAGATATACTTATACTTGCAAGGGGGTTACTTGTAACCCAACAATCATAGCAAATTTCTAAGAAAATCTCAATAGCCGGAGTTCTCCGGCACAAAGAAAGTCACCCGGTTCAGGGTAGTGGAGGAATAGAAAACAGGAGGAATGGAACGAGTGAAGAATGGGAAAGCCCCTACACGGGAGCAGAAAAAAATTATGAAGGCTCATGGATTGATACCGGAAAACTGGCTTGTAGTGAAAAACCTTCCTGACACTTTGGAGGTGGTAAGCCGGGCAGCATTGAAAAAAGTCGGTCAGAAACCAAGGACAAAGATTGTATCAAAGAGCCTTTGATGTGAGGTGAGCAGATGGCAACAAAGCAGACGAGGCTGACACCCTTTGGGAGGAAAGTCAGGAAAAGGCTCATAGACAAAAACATGACACAGGTGGAGCTTGCTGCTTTGCTTGGATGCAATAAGCAGTATATCCACAAGATTTTAGTCGGTGAGCGTAGTGGGAAGAAATATATTGAAGCAATATCAAGGATACTGGAAATTGAGATGGTGGCATGAAGGAGGTGAGATGATTGGCTGAAGCATTTGTCACATTGGCTGAAGCGGCGGAGCTGGAAGGGGTCAAATATAAAACAATGGCACAGAGGCTGTCGAGGAAAAAACAGGCATTTGAAACCAAGACCGAGAAGTCAGAAACGGGCGGAAGAGATGTGGTGCTTGTAGCAGTCTCCTCACTATCCAAACAGGCAAGGAACGCATGGAAGGAAAGGGAAAAGCTGAAATCCTTCACGGAAGGAGTTCCGGAAGGGCAGGAGGCGGCAGAGCAGAAGCCGGAGGTGCCATGGTATGTGAACATGGACATTGACTGGTACATTGAAAACTACAAGGAGAGATACTACAAGGCTGTGGAGCTTGGGAACGTGGTCAGGAAGTTCCTTCAGTATGACGAATGGGACAGGACAAAGTACGCTGAAGAGTTCGCACAGAAGCACCTTGGGAAGGGTCAGAGGACTCTGTACAGATACACCAAGGCATACCTTGAGGCATCCGCATGGGCGGACAAGCTTCAGAAGGAGGATGGGGCAGGGTATGAGTTCTTCAAGGTTCTCTGCCTGTGCAGGAAACCGAAGGAGACCGGATGCTTCCCAAGCATCAAGCCGGAGGTCAAGCAGGTCATCAAAAACATATGGTTCAATGAGGACTTTGCCCGGAACCAAGGCACCCGTGAGATGCTCTATGAGAAGCTGACAGCCATTGCCAACATAAACCTAAAAGCCGGGATGACGGAATGGGAGAAGATACCGTCCTATCAGACGGTGGTGAGGTATATCAACTACCTCATGGAGGATGAGAACATGAGGAACGCCTACTTCCTTGCATCCCGTGGCACCCGTGAGTACAAGAATAAGGTCATGGTGAAAGGGAGCCGGGATACCAAGGGGCTTCAGGTGATGCAGATAGTCATGGGTGATGAGCATACCTTTGACTGTTGGGTGAGCTACAAGCAGCCCAATGGCAAGGTCATAGCAATCAAGCCACACTTGGCTGCATGGGTGGACATGCGGAGCAGGGTCATCATGGGTGATGTCCTCTGCAAGGATGCCAACTCTGACATCCTGAAGCAGAGCCTCCTCAAGATGATTTATTCAGAGCCGGGAGGGGTTCCGGAGTATCTCTACATAGACAATGGTAAGGACTACACAGCCAAGACCATGACAGGAAGAGACCGGAATGACCGGAGCGGCTTGAACTTTGACAATGAGACACAGGGCTTCTATAAGAGCATAGGCATCAAGGATGACCACCGGGCTCTGCCTTATGAGCCATGGAGCAAGGGACAGATAGAGAGGTTTTTCCGCACCGTCTGCAACAAGTTTACACGTTGGATGAAGTCCTACACGGGAACGCTGACGGGCTCAAAGACCTCTGACAAGGTGGAGAAGGACATCAAACGGATGCTTGAGAGGGGAGAGCTCCTGACACTGGAAGAGTTTTATGAGAAGTGGCATGAATGGCTCACCACAGTCTACATGCACACAGAGCATTCCGGGCTCAAGAAGATGGGAGAAACCTACAAGAAGCCTTATGACTGCTTTATGAATGAGGACAGGTACTTCAAGGCGGCACCACCTAAGAGCTATGCAACCATGCTGATGATGAAATCAGAAAACGTGCTTGTCCGCAACATAGGCATCACCAAGTGGGGATATGAGTACCGCTCTGATGAGCTGTGTGACTATATCGGGCGGAAGGTTGACATCAAGTATGACCCGGATGACATGGCTGTGCTGTATGTCTTTGACCAAAAAGGCAAGCGTATCTGTGAAGCGTACTGTCAGGAGCTCCTTCAGATTGCCCCGAAGGTGACACAGAAAGCACTTGAGGAACACCTGAAGATGCAGAAGAGGCAGCAGAAGCGTGACAGGGAAAGGCTTGAAGAGGCAAGGAGACCTTTTGAGGAGCTCAATGAGCAGTATGTGGGCTTCAATGAGGCAACAGGAGGCATTGACCTGATGATAGGCGGAAAGAAGCAGGACAAGGCTGCAAAGGTCATAGCAATCCCGAAGGACAGAACCTATCAGCAGGGCTTCCGAGCAGAAAAAAGGGAAGAGGATGAGCCGGACAGCGAATACATGAGCAGGCAGGCGGAGAACGCACTCAGGAAGCTTAGAGCCATAGGCGTATGACACAAAGCGTATGGCAGGAATTAGTGAAAGAAAAGGAAAGGAAGGTTGTAACTATGGAAGCATTGAATACCTACAAAGCGGAGAAGACATTGGCGGAACAGATGAATGAGAGACTGACGGAGCTGAAGATGACCAAGGCGGAGGCAGCCCTCAAGATGAACTATTCAAGGGCGGCACTTAGCCAATACCTCAATGGGAAGTACGCAAGTGACCCTACCGAACTGGAAAAGAAGGTCAGGGAGTTCCTTGAGGCATCAGGAGGAATGGATGGCGGTCAGGAACAGAAAGGCGGCAAGGCAGGGGCAGGCATCCTCAAGAAGAAGGTGGAATTTTTTGAAAGCCGGGACTTTGTACAGACCATCGGAGTATGCCAGGCATGTCAGGAGTATATGGGACTTGGGATAATCGTTGGGAAGTCCGGTCAGGGAAAGACCCAAGCACTGAAGAAATATGCAGAGCTGCCGAGGGTTGCATACATTGAGTGTGATGACACCATGGCTTGCCGGGACTTGGTGGAAGCCATTGAGAACGGGATAGGGCTCCCTAGAGGGTATGGCGGAACGATATGGAAAAGGGTCAACCGTATCCGGGAGTTTTTCAATACCAATGAAGGCTTCCTGCTCATCATTGACGAGGCGGACAAGCTCATCAACAAGTACACGCAGAAAAAGATGGAGATACTCCGGGGCAACTTTAACCAGTCGGATGTAAGC